GGCAGTCACATATCATATACACAGAAATGGATTAATGATTTTGACATAGGCAAGCAAAGCCCAGCTGGTATCAACGAAGATAATGTATCTGATTTCATTAACGCAAAAGGGGAAGAGTTAAAGTTTGCAACTAAGAGGGTGCGTAAAGCTGCACTTACTAGCTTCCTTGATTACTGTTACAACAAGGGGTGGATGATAACTAAACCAGCTGCACTAGCTCGTGTTCAAATGAATAAGATGACTCACGTTCAGAAGGAAACTAGAACTCATACAGCCATGAAGGACGAAGACATTGCCGCCTTAATGAAAGTAGCTGATACCTTTTGGCAGATGGCTATACACTTGGCCACCAAAACAGGACTAAGGCTTGGGGATATATGCTGTCTTGAATGGAGTTGTTTTCAGAACGGAGACACTATCGTTGTATGGACACAGAAAAGAGACAAGCGCATCGAGGTTGAGATACCTACGTCAGTGATTGATGGCTTGTGTGATCTTCCTGTTTCGGATCCGACTTATATCTTCCCAGAGCAGCGTAACATTTACCTAGACACAGATCGCAGGGCTGGTCTTAGCGTTCAGTTTAAACGGTTATGTAACAAGGCCGCCAAAGAATCAGGTCGAAATTCAATTAAGTCCAAGAGTTTCCACGGCCTACGATCCTACTACGCCAAGAATAAGAAGGCGAAGGGAGTGACTGTTGAAAAGATTGCTAAAGATTTGGGCCACTCTAATACCAGTACGACCGACATATATCTTAATGCTTAATGGGTAAGATTAAATACGACGATGCTTGGAAGAAGCGACTGCATGAAACCCTTGAGAAGGTGGACGGAAACCAATCTCAAGCGGCTGAAATCATGGGCGTTAGCCAAGCTACGTTGCGTCAAGTAATGTCGAGAGATACGGCACTGTCTGGTAAGTGGCTAAGTAAACGTCCAGTGTCACAAACTATGCACCGAGCAGTGCAACCAATTTCAGATGCCGAAGCTATTGAGAAAGAGAATAAACTCATGGCTAAAGGGCTGGAAGAAATGGGGATCAGAGGGAATTCAAAGGCTGAAGCTATGGCGTTCCTTGGGTTCGGGCAGCAAAGCCTTGGATCTGTAAGGCAACTTATTGGTGGAGGTGTTGTTAAGTTGTTCAGTGATTTAATGGGAGATATAACAGAGATACGGCATCAACTTGATGCTGGGGTAGATGAAGATAGAGAAAAAATTTTAAGAGAAGATAAGTCCAACATGATTAAACACGTCCTTGAGGCGTATGATAGAGCTAACAAAGCTGCGTTGACTGATGCAATAGTTAAGCAGAAAATGGAAGAACGAAAAGGGAGTGGGTCAAGGGGCAAGCCAGGTTTTTCTCCTGTTGCTGCAATCCAAATCAATGAACCTAAAGAGGTCAAAGTTTCGACCACCGAGCAGAATTAAGATACTAAACCTAACGTACAAAGTTAAGTTTGTTGGAGAGACTGAGAGGGTGATAAGCGAAGCAGATGGGTGGTGCGATAGTACAACTCAGACTATCTGTATCTTCAAAGATCTTCCTAAGGAAGCTATAGCTGACACATTTCTACATGAGTGCATTCATGCAATTGGAAATGTAATGGGGGTTGAGTGGAGTAAGGAAGAACAAGTGGCACATAGGATAGCAACAGGATTGTGTACCATGTGGAAGAGTAACCCTAGTGCATTTAAATGGTGGGCAAGTCTACTATAGCAGAGGCAGAGGCAGATGCGTTTGCTTCACTGAAGCCGATAAAAGATTCGGTTAGTCAAGCTTGGCACCCGGATCTTAACGCTACTCAGCAAAAGATATTCGATGATTCATCCCGTTTCGTATTAGGTTACGGAGAAAAAGGTAGCGGAAAGACAATAGGATTTGGGCATAAGGTGATACGTCATGCGTATGAAAATGATAACGCATTGGTGATGATCCTTTCCCCTTCAATTAGAACTGGTGCGGAAGGTATATGGCATGACTTAGAAACCTTAGTGATCCCATCGTGGACAGAAGGTATAGGTCTTGAGTCTTCCAACGCTAAGCTGGATCCCAACACAAAAGACAGACATCGCTGGATCGGCAACCGTCATGGTGGCTGGTCTAAACTTCTATTAATATCTATTCCTTATGCAGCAGCAGTAGAGACACGTATCAAAGGGCCAGCCCCATCAATGATATACGTGGATGAGCTTACGCAATGTGATGGTAAGGAGTATTTCACCTATCCCGCAGCACAGTTAGGTAGGAGGCGTGGCATAGATGGGCCACAACAATACTGTGCAAGTTGTAACCCCGAAGGGCCAAGCCATTGGGTGTATCAAACATTCTTTGAGGATTGTTACGAGGAGGACGGGACAAAGGACAAAGACTTCGCTGTGTATCATGTGCCTGTTACTGAGAACATTAAGAGGCTACCTGATGGGTACGTTGAGAACCTTCACCGAATACTTAGGTCTGACCCTGTTGAAAAACGCAGGTTAATAGATGGTGAATGGGTAGACAGACCAACAGGGGAGTCTTTATTCAAGGAGTACTTTGTTCCTGAGAACCATATCAAAGGGGAAGTATTAAAAGGGACAGGGCTAACACCGATGCAAGGATTCCCTATTACAATCGGCTACGATTTAGGACAGGTGTATAGCAGTATATCCTTCATGCAAATGATTCCCACTCAAGACAAGGTGCTTTGGATTATCTTTGATGAGTTAGATTACCTAGGTCAGCGACATCTGTATAAGAGGTTAGCTCAAGAGGTGTGTCGAAAGATGGATTACTGGAATAAGAAGTCAGACTTTGAGTTTAGGTATGAACATATATCGGATAGCTCAGCAATAAACCAATGGCATCCCGGAGGTGAAGGCTCTTATGATAGCTGGGATATGGAAAGGTTTAGTGATGGTCGAATAAAACTTCAAGGTTGCCCTAAAGGTAGCGGTAGTGTTGAGGCTAGGATCAGGTTGTTACAGCAGAAACTATTTAATGATGAGGTGTACGTCAGTGCAACCTGCAAGCTAACCATAGATATGTTTCAGCAACTAGAGTCAGATAGAAAGAATCCAGCTAAGCCGCGCCGATCAAAATACATTCACAAGTTTGACGCAGTAACATATCCCTTGCTAAAGTTAGAGCTAAACGGTATGCGAAATACCTTGCAAACAGAGAAGAGTAGATCCAATCTCATCCATTGCGGACGGGCATAATTTTTTTAAATTAAAGAGTTACCTAACAAAATTAGATAAATGGCAATTCAAACAAGCGACAAGGTGGTGCTTGACCTTTCGGATGATTCCGAACTTAGAGATTATTTCTCAGCTAAAGGGGCAGGTGAAGCGTGTGAGATGGAGATTAAAGGGACGCTGGACGAGGCTTCAAGTGATCAAGCAGTTCTTTCAATAACAGGTGTAGTTGTAGATGAGTACAAATCAAACAAAGAATCTACCCCCTCTAAAAAAAAGGACGTAAGCTTCAAGATGAGAACTCCCGCCCCAGAAGAAGAGGAAGGAGAGTACTAGGCAGTCCGGCATCTGTTCGGGTAGCAAGGTACTATTCAGGCAAAAAACTTTGGGACGGATGGACAATGGAGAGAGTCAAGCGAGCCTGTGGTTTAATGCAAATAACCCTAGAAGAAGCAGCTGTACTATGCTGTTGCGAATGGCACATCTTCAAAAGTTGGCTAAGAAAAGACAGGGTTCCTTCCTATGTAGCTCTAACCCTTTATCATTTAGAACAAGAATTTACTAAGGCACAGTATGGTGGACTTTGATATACTTAAGCAGTCGGGGACAACCAATGAGAGGTTGAGGGAGGTTTTAACAGCAGTTAAGCCTGACAAACCAAGCAAGTTATCCAAGGAAGAGAAGGATAAAATAGACAAGGACATTATGTGCCGTGAGAAGATCGAGAAACTGATTAACTCACGACTACACGAACACATTGTCTTTACTCTTCGTAATCACCACATCTATTCGGCTGTTGATTTAGCCTGGGATTCTGCACCTGTTACCAAACAGACTATCCCGCTTATAATGTATGCACAGAAGAGGTTGAGCCTGGATAACTGTGTCACTGAGCTTAGTAAGCTAAAGGTTACTGATAAGTTTGTACGTAAATCTGAGTCAGGTAAGCCAGAGCATATCGATCTGCCAAAATTCTTTGAGACAAACATTAATCTTGTTAGGTCTTTGATTACTAGACGGTTGTCTGCTCAGTCCAACAAGTACAACAACCTGTATCCATTCTTTAAGTACGACTCCAGATCCACCACTCCTACCGCTAGACTGAAGGGCGATGTCCTGTCTCAGCGCATGGATATAATGGCAGACCAGTACGATTACAGACACTTTCAGACTCAGATTATTAGGGACATGATGCTGTATGGACATAGCATTGCCTTCCCTCGTGCAAGCTGGGAGCGTGAAGTTCAGTGGAGAAAGAAGAACTTAGCTGAAGAATTCCAAGGTGATGAGATAGAGAAGGAAGCTCGTGTAGTTAAAGAAGGGTTGGCTTGGATTAATCCTCATCCATCCCGAACATTTTGGGACATCAACCACCCCCTTAATTCTCTGAACTCTGATTCAGGTGCAGAATACGTAGGGTATTGGGAGGTTCTTAAGTACTCTGACGTTGCTCATAATCCAGCGTTCTTTAATCGTAGCACTATATCTTACACTGACTTTACCACTGGGTTGTTCGCTAATAACCAAGCGTATTGGTCACAGTATTACTCTACAATTGCATCTCCTCCTGCGCTTAACGACCTTACCAGCTTTAATGATAGGCGTAATCAGATAGGTTTATACAACTCAGAGTACGATGACTCTTCAATCTTTGTATCTGAATTTTACTGGAAGATTATACCTAAAGATTATGGCATTGGGGATTATCCTTATCCGGTTTGGGTACACTTTAAGGTAGCTAGTGAGAGTACTATTATCTTTGCGGAGATCATGCCGTCTAGTCCTGCTGCGGTGTATAGCTTTAACGAGAACGATAACAGACTGGTTAACATATCCATAGCTCACGAGTTGATGGGCTTTCAAGATCAGTTAACGAACCTGTTCTCCCAGTTATTAGAGACAGCTAAGGCAGATCTGTTTGCTGTGGCTGTTCTTAACTCGGACATATTCCCGGACGATGCTGAAGGGCAGGAGTTAGCTGAAGAATTCAGGGCAACGATGAAGGGTGAAAATTTCTATGCAACCACACACGTCCTTGAAACTAGCTTCAGTAGATTGCGTGAGTTAGGTATCGATACCAACGCCGATAACATCTTTAAGGTCGTTAGAAGTAGTCCAAACTCTAACATCCAGACCATATTTAATTCTATTGTCCAGGTAATGTCGATGGCTGAACGGCTGTTAGCGTTGTCTCCACAGGAACAAGGTCAACCATCCCCCAGGGAAACATCAGCTACCGAGGTTCAAGTTATAGCTAACACAACTGAGTCAGTGTATGGCTTTATATCTGATGCTATAGATGAGGGACGAGCTGCTAAGAAAAGGATATGTTATGAGTCGTTGATGGCTTGCGGTAGTAACCATGTCCACTTACCAGTATTAAACCGTTACCCAGCTAATGTTGTAGAAGCAGCGGGGTTCACTGTTGCTGACTCTGGGGATATGTTTGATCCACAATCAGAACGTAGATACACCGTGATTGGGGAGAAGCATAACTTAATACATGACTATGTGTTTAATAGCAGAGATGGAAGTGAGAGATCATCTAACATGGCTTCTGCTAATATCTTAATTCAGATGTTGCCTGTGCTGCAAAACCCTCAACTGTTACAGGCATTAACCAAGGAAAAATACTATGAAATTTTGAACGCTGTGTTCCGCAATAGCGGAGCTGGCCTTGACCTTAACTTACAGCTGCAACCCGGAGAAGATAACACCATGATCCCTCAAGAACAGAAGGACGCAATGGCTAACAGTCAGCA